GCGCTAGACTTAGGATCTAGTGGGCAACCCCCGTGAGGGTTCGACTCCCTCCTCTCGCACCACTGTTTAACAAGGGTTTGGGGCAGCGCCATTAAGGTAAATATTGTCATAAGACTGGGAAAGTACTGCAAAAGTACTGCAAAAGTCTTGAGGCCGGCCAGTGAGTTCACCAAGGTTGTCCATAACTTGGACGCCCATCTAAAAGCAAAAGGACCTTACTCGAAGTAAGATCCTTTGCAGGAAGCAGCAACAGTCAAAAGGGGTAGGGTGTCTGCCTACTCCTTAAGGGTGTGCTGGTTGTGTCACGCCCTTTACTTTACATCACAAGAGAACTCCTAGTCGGCTTCGTTTCTTCAGTAAAGAAATATCCTGTTATTTCATTGTCCACAATACCCAACAGTTCTACCGCTTGATTCATTTGTCTCTGAGTCCATTCAGAGTAGTTATGTAGTTTCAGAGTGATTGAAGCCGGTTTCTGGCCCATTGCTTCAGCAAACTTATCTTCAGTGCCGAATACCTTTCTGATCCTTCTCTTTAGCAGCCTATAATCGAATCGCATCACCTTGTCTCCTCTCAGCGCCATTCTTTTCTAGGGGTCTCTTTTGGAAAGAAAACCGCCATGGCCTCATCTGTCCGAAGGTCAAGTTCTTCAACAATTTTGTTCACTTCCCCCAGAGTCATAATGGAACTCTTGGTCGGCCTCGTGTCTTTTACATACTCCACCAGTCGCTGTATTGCTGGGTCATTAGAATCATACATCCGGCCAATGACTACAAAAGTGCGCCCCGTTTCTTTAACCGGGTGAACCAGAACCTCCACGTTGCCCATGTCCGCACGTAATACCACTACTGACATTGCTTTGCCTCCTCCTCTTTATTCTTTTTAAGCAAGCCGTTAAGAGTGGCTGCTGCTGCTTCATCTAAGCCGGGGGTCATATGAGAGTAAAGATCCAGGGTCATAGTAATAGAAGAGTGTCCTAAGCGCTCCTGGACAACCTTCGGGTGAACGCCTCGCGCCAGAAGTAGGCTTGCATGGGTATGCCTTAAGTCATGTAGGCGAACCCTCGGTAATCCTGCTTCTTCGAGTAGTCGCTGAAAATGCTTGGTGAATTCTCTCGGATCTATCTTGGTCCCGTCAGCTTTGCAAAAGACAAGGTTATTCTTCTGGTATGCTTTGCCTAGTAATAGCTGTTCTTCGGCTTGTCTTGCTCTATGGGCCTTGAGTTCTCGAACCGCATCATCAGTCAAGGTGATCCTGCGCCTTCCGCGCTTGCTCTTTGTGTCTTCTTCCAGATGTAGGCCGTCATCTAGCGTCAACAACTGACGCCTTGTAATTAGAACTCCTTCCTCTAGGTCTACGCAATCCCACTTGAGACCACACAGTTCCCCGCGCCTGAGGCCAGTCGTGGCTACAAGCACAAAAGCGGGGAAGAGGCGGTCCTCTTTCGCTGCTTCAAAGAATTCCAGGAGTTCATCTTCTGTTAGGGGTCGCATCTGCTTATTTCTTATCACGGGCGGGGAAGTCGCATCAGCTACGTTTCGGGGCAGGATACCCTCTCTTACAGCCTGTTGCAGTGCTTGTCTGATTATCGCATGAAAGTAGCGAACCATTCGGGTAGAAAGGCCCCCTTCTTTGCCGTCAAGCCGGCCAGACCCTAGCTTCTCGTTATAGAAGCCTTGCAACATATGGGGCTGTAGCTTTGCCAGGGGGATATTGCCGAGGGAAGGCTTTATATGAGTCCTGATTAACCGCTCATAGCTTTCATATGTGCTACGTTTCAGTTCGCCTTTCTTATACTGAATCATCCACCTATCCAGCCACTCACCGAGAGTGCATGTAGCCGGCTCAATGAATGTGCCGGCCTGGACCTCTACCAGGGATTTCGCAAGTTTCTCCGCAACTTCTTGACGGGTTTTCCCGTAAAAGGTCTTCCGTATAGGCTTTCCGGTCTTTGAGTCGGTTCCTGTAGTAATCTGGCTACACCATCGCCCGTCTTTCCGTTGAAAGATAGTCCCTTCGCCATGTCCGCGTCTTCTTTGTCTGGGTCTAGCCATCGGGATCGCCCTCTTGGGCTGTATAGCCCGTCAGAATTAGTTCTTCTACTGACTCGCGGGGAATACGCCACAAAACGCCTAGCTTGGTCCCGCGAAGCCGACCGTCTTTCAACATGCGCCTGACGGTCAGTTCCGCTACCTGCAAATACTCGGCCACCTGCTTAATCGTCAAAAGGTCCGGTAATTCAGTCATTACATAGTCACCCCCATTAAGAAGTATAACATCGACGAACATAGATAGTCAAGGATTATCTTTGATTATCGTTCTCTTTGCTTAGAAGGCCGTCAAATATCCCACCCTAACCGCTCAGCCACTATCCCCAGGGCCTCACGCTTCCAGCGGTTATATGTGCTTCGGCTGATACTTAGCTTTCGACAGACGCCTTCAATGTCATAACGGCCATTAGACCAATAGGTCAGTTCGATTAGCTCATATCGGCCAGGGTCCGGGTGAGCCTCGAATATGCGAATCATGCGCCTGATCGCGCCTATGCGCCGGCGAAGCTCACACGCTTTGGGGGATTCTATCATCTTGAGGGCTTTCTTAGCGGTAGGGTCACTGTGGCCGGTAGTCTTAGCCAGGCCGATGTAAGCGCCTGGGGAATGAAGTCCGGCGATCTCTTGCTCTATTTCTTTGAGGCTCTGGAGGGTTTCGGGGTATGCTCGAATTTCAGCTTCTATCAATCGAATACTGGCCCTGCGAATCTCACGGCTTCTCCAACTCATCACCATCTCTCCCTTGAGGTGTAACCGGTCTGACTACAACTGAACCAAGGGGTATGTGAAACGCACAGTCCCCCCTCAAAGTGAGGGTTACTGCCCATGCTATACCATTCAACGCCTGCTAATCGGCGCTTAAAATGCGTTTTAAGAGGGCGCTTTTCCGGGGTTATAGCAGCGGGCCGGCTGTCGTGTCGGGTTAGGTGATTAGCCTTCCGAAACCGCCGGCCCTTTGCCTTGAAGGAGGAAATGAACATCAGCGAAGGGAGAGCCAGCCCCTCGGCCGATGTTCTCTATATCACCGGGGGCCGTGAAGAAACCCCCGGAGATACTCTCTTAAGCTACCTTGACCTGAAGCACTCTCAGCGCATCAGGCCAGGCAAGCTGTATGTCAGTTCTGAATATCGCCCTGAATGCTGTAATGTCTTTATAGAATCCAGCGCTTTCATTCCTCTGAATGTCAATGCCGATCTTGTCGCCGATGTAGATTCCGCGCTGGAAGTCTCCCACCATCAGGACGTCAGTGCCGGCTTCCAGGGTTCCGGGGAATCCTTCAGCCAGGTAAAGGGGTCTACCCAGGAGAGTATTGCCCAGTCCGGTAGCCAGGTCCTGCACCATCAGATATTGACCGGTCTCGTCTTTCATCTTCCGCAAGACGGCTTCCATAGCGCTATTGCATACGAAGACGGCATTTCTGCGGTATTTCGCAGGCAGTGCAGCCCATAGCGCTAAAATGTCTTCTACGTCAATAGTGGCGCCTGTGGTCGGTATGCGCTCAATTATGGGCTGATCCAGTTCGTCTACAGCGGTAAGGGCGCCCAACAGGTTCGCGTCAGCGCCGTCACCTACCCAATACTGGCCCTCAAGCAGTTCGCCGATCTCGTCAACAAAGTGCTGACTCAGGTAGCCAGCAACGTCAACGCCTGCATCTTGCAGAAGCTCGTTACTGACCTCCACAAGGGCTGCTGCTTTTTTAGGCGTTATTGTCACCTGGTCAAAGGTCAAATCGTAAGGCGTAATAGGCGCGCCCTCAAGAACCATTGCAGCGCCGGTTCCTCCAGTCCTTCGGGGATAGGCTACACTCTTCCCACTGATAGGCGGTAAGATACGCGCTATCTGTCGCATGACAGCAACATCAGCCAGGCCGTCAATGATCTCCTTGGCGAAGTCCACCGGGGCCAGGGCTGCGCCCTTGGTCTCGCTAGATACAGTCAATGCCCTGATTTCACCGGTCCTCAAGTAATGATTGAATGCCTCGCGCTCTTCCAGTCCACTGGCAGAAATGGCCACCGCGGGGACCGTGCGAGTTTCAACTGTCTTTTCCTTCATTTCAACACCCTCCTTGTTATCGTCATGGGTCCTGTCCTCAGCCACTGAATCAAGGTCCCTAAGCTCGTTTTCCAGTTCCGCAACAGTCTCTTCAAGCCTGGACCTCTTCTTTGATTCGTTGTCTTTCATTTCTCTATCCTCCTGAAGTCGTTCTTTGTGTGCCTCAAGGGATCTACACGTCACCGCACTTGCCGAATATGCAGCAAATACTGCTGGGCTGATCTCCCAAAGCTCGGCCTCAAGGATAGTCCTCTTGTAGACCTCCTGGCCGTCACGTTTTACCACGCTCCACTTGTCACGCTTCACTACCATTCCGAAGCTCACGCCGTCCACGTCACCGCGCCTTATTGACTCCCAGGCGTCCCGGCCCGCCTGAGTATCAGGCAAGTCAAGGTCAAAGAGTAACCTCTCTTCGTTTGACGTAAGCCTCAGTGTCCGGTTCTTAGTCCCGCCTAGCACCTGCGCCAAGACATGGGACCACAAGGCCACTACGTCCCGGACCTTCAGGGATTCATCAAAACATCTCGGGGCCAGTTCTTCAACGAAGTTATCGCCGAATACGTCCCGTAAGACCTCACTCTCTATACCGTAAGGGACTTGCCCTGCAATGGTCCGCTTGCCGTTCTCCTCTGCACGGGTCTCTAGAGTCACCGGCAAGGACCTAATTTCACGCTCATTCATTCGTTGTCTCACTCTCCTTTGCCACTTCGCTAAGTAGCGCCATGTTCAAGGGCCGGAATAACTCGTCGCCACCCTCAACTTCCGGCAGGTTCTCAAGCCTTCTGACTTCATTCACGCTCAGGAATCCCGCTGAAAGTGCTACCCTGTAGGCTTCATAACGATCCTTCTGATTCGTTCGTAATAGGTCACCGGTAGTAAATTCACAGTATAGGTTCTCATCTGTTATAAGGGACCGCTCAAAGGCTTGCTCAATACGTGTAAGCCAGGGCCTTAAGCTATGGGTCAGGAACTCCAGATCCTGCGCCTCCTGGCTGCTATAGGAAGCCTTCTCCAGGTGTCCTAATAGCGCAGGCGGTACGCCGAAGATCCGGGCTATGTCCAAGACTGTCACCTGCCGAGATTCAAGCCACTGACTATCCTTGTTTGATAGTGAAGTGGCCTGGAATGTCATGCCTTCTTCCAGAATCGCTACTCTGCCGACATTATCGGGTCCGGTATACTTCTCCCGCCAAGAGTCTCGCAAGTTCTCTGCTGCTTCTTTTCCTAAGTGGCCCGGGTGCTGCAAGACTCCTGACAGGTTCGCAGAGTTCTTGAAGAAACTCTGTCCATGCCGAAGTTCAGCTATAGCCCCGCCCAGGCTTTCCCTGGTAAGTGTCACCGGGGATATGCCTCGAATGCCGTCAAGGGTTATGCCTAACACATGGAGGACACTCCAGGGCTGTAACTCCTGCACGCCTTTCGCCGTATGCACTTTATAGGTAATGACGCCTGTTTCTTGGTCCTGTTCAACTACAACTCTTTGCGGGTCTATAGGCCACAACGACAGGCCGGCACGTGTTCTGTCGATATAAGCATAGAAGTTACCATTCAGAAGCAGGTGATTCATTATCAGTTCCTTGAACGTGAACGGCGTCTGCATCGGGTTCGGCGCTTTGTGCAATAGTCTGTATATCTCGCTGTTCTCAGCAAGTTCCCGGCCTTCAGAGGTCCGCCTGTAGACCTTCAAGGGTAGGCTTGCCACTGCACCACCTAGCAGCGTCACCGCTCGAAGCGCAGCAGGCACGCCCAGGGCTGTCTCCCGCGTCACAGTAACCCCCGCCCGGGTAGAAGTGCCCAATATATCTTCCCATCCCTCAGAATCTCTCTGAGTCATGGTCCGCTCCTCAGGGCTTCCCTGGGTCAGAGTCCGCTTCTCACGGGGCTTGAATATCTGTCTCAATCGGGTAATCATATAACTACTAACCCCCTCTCCTTGTAGACTGTCTGCTTCCGTTCTCGTAGTAGCGCCCTTGATATAGCCAGTATCAGGGCAACTGCACCGTCAATCCTGTCTTTACTCCTGGCCTTACTCGGCTTGATATTGCCGGCTGCATCAGTCTCCAGGACCACGTTCGCAATATTCCAGGTAAGGACCGGGTGACCGCCATGATCCAGGCGCTTGGATAACACAAACTCTTCAAGTGTCTTTGTGGGCACGCTCATAGAGACGTAGCCCATACCTGTGGATACCATTGTGGCGCCTTCTTCCTCAAGCTCAACTGCTAACTGGAAGGCGTTCCAGCGGTCGAACGCTATTTCTTTAATGCGGTAGGTATCGGCTAACCGCTGAATGTCCCGCTTAATGAGTCT